TATTATCCTTATAAAATATGTGCTGCCCAATCTTCACAGTTTTCGTGACTGCTTTTTTCCAATAAGGAGAAACGTAATCAGCGTGATACCATAAAGCACCTTTAGTTATATCATATACCGTATCTTGATTCAAGTAAAGTTTCTTTGCTATATTATATATTTTCGCAAAAACACGACGATCAGTTATATTGTCTGACTTACCATCACAGTACCAACTAAATTGACATTTATTTCTTAGAGGAACAAGTTTACCTGTTCTTGTTTTATGCCACTTAGAATATCTTGCTTCCTTAACAACTTTACATATGCTGTTTGGAAATCTTGAACTGTTAACTCTATTAAGGGTTACAAGTCCAACTGCTTTCTGTCCCAGCTTTGATTGATTGCCAGCTTCAAAGTAAATATTTTTTGCTAAGCAGTTTACTTGTTTGGTCTCAGCTTCAGTTAAATCTTTTGAAACTGGATATTCATCTACAACATGTCTGGGGGAAACTACAGGATCGGGAAATGCTAAAATCGAAAAACAAGTTGTAAGAATTACGAACATATATTTCATCAGTTCTCTCCTCATGGATCAAGTTGAGCTTTTCTGTCTATAAATATACTATCAGAAATTACTTTGCCGTTTTCTATTTTATCAATAAAATTAAACGTAACACCTTTACCTTCTTCTCTTGACATTCTATGCCAAGACTTACGCCACTCTCCAACAAATTTAGGATTGTAATTTGGTTTACCTTTTTCTATGAAGTTGTCAGTATAACTTCCAATATCGATATCCCACCACGAATCACAACCGTAAATATCTAATTCTGTGTAACCAAGTTTGATCATTGCCATAGCTGCCCAATGACCAGAACTATAATAATTTCTTAGAATATTAAAAGTTCCAAGAATCTGTATAGTGTTTTCTGGATTTTGAAAGAATTTTTTATGTTCCTTCAACGTTTCTAAGCTGGCACGATTTAACACTACGGTATCAGTTCTCATCTCTACCGTTCCAGTTGCCCACTTCCTTATAACTTCTCTATCAATAATAGAAGTTGCGTCTACTTCAACTGGAGGATAGTTACATCCCATAGTGTAAAGTCCATTCGGAGCATAATACTTCATCCGTGGACCATTACATAAAACGTTACCTTTACCTTTATCTCTTTGTCTTTGTTCCATAAAAAACCAGTCCTTTAAGGGAGGACTGGTAAAACCTGTTCAAATCATAGTTTAACGTGGTTTGTAGATTACCACCAACCTGTCATGTTGCCTACAAGATTAACAACAACCATGACAACTGCGACGTGTGCCGCAAGATTCCAATTGATAGCCATAAATGACTCCTTTTGTTATTGAAAAATGAAAATTGTTTCTGGTGCTAAGTACAACTTCCAAAACTCCATCAGCTCCATTTTATGGAGCAGTCTATTATTTAGGTTTTCCCCCTAATCTCACAATAATTTCTTCTATTCTACCTTTCCAATATGAAGAAACAAAGTTCTTTAGAGCGGATAAAAACTTTATCATTTCCAAGTTATTCATATATTATACTACAATCTATAATTAAAGTAAAATTATCTTCCTTGTCCACGATACGCTTTAAATCCTCTGCGCTTATGCTTATTCATCATTTGCAAACTTGCCCTACGACTACCACCTTGCCCTGTCTTTTTAAATTGAGCAGCACTGTAATGTAACGGTTTATCTAATTTTACTTTTGCCATTATATCTCCTTACGTTGATGTTTCATATGGATTTACACAAGTATCTTTAATGATATCATGTATCTTTTGTGGATCACTTTCTTCTTGCATTAATTTTCTTACTTGATGCATTAGATCATTAACAAATTTAATTGATTCCTGTTCTTCCTCAGGTGATCTAACATTAGGAAATGCAAAGTTAATGTTAGAAGGATCTAATCCCTCTAGTATATTTGAAACAATATCTTTTGCCAAATATGCTTTTACTTTACAAAATTCTGAATCGTCTGCTTGAGCAAATGATGCTACCAATAATAAAAGTGGTATTAAATATTTCATTATTTTCTCCTACATATTTTGTCAATATGTTCATCTGTTATAAATGAAACTTCGTTCCACCACATCCATTCTTCTGCTCCTGGAGGAATCATAATAATTTTAATCATATGATTATCGATAGTTCCAAGAGCAATAGTCATTAAAGAAACTCTTGGTCTATCTTCTTCTGGAAAGTTTTCTGGATGGCAGTCAATCTTAAACTTCATTCTTCTCTTGTATAGATTAACCTTAGATGGATAGTTCCCGTAGATATCCCAGTATGCTGTTCTAAAATTAGTTCCACGAACATCTTCTATTTCGCTGTGGTCAAATTTTAATTTATCTAGATCTGGTCTAACTTGTAATGCTGGGTCTGCTAAGTATTCTCTGTTAGCATATGACGGATGTGACGCTATTAACACTGCGGTGAATACTGCCACGATAAAAAATGTTGCCTGTAATGGTTTCATAATATCTCCTACGCTGCAAAACTTTGCCCACAGCCACAAGTTGCCGTAGCGTTGGGATTTGTTATAACAAACTGGCTACTCATAAGATCTTCTTTCCAATCTATAATCGAGCCTTGTAAATATTGCATGCTTGCTGAATCAACCAGTACACCTTCTACCTCATAATCATCCTCAGCAACTTCTTCGTCGAAGGTAAATCCATAATTGAAACCAGAACACCCACCACCCTTGATGAATGCTCTAACTTTTAGATTAGGATTATCTTCTTCTGCTAAAAGAGACTGCATTTTTCTTTTAGCATTTTCTGTTATGGTTAACATTACTGTACTGCGTTTAAGAGTTTTATATTTTCCAAAACTTTATCAATATCAGCAGCTGTTTCTTCAGTTTTTAACCATTGAATTTTATCTTTGAGAATCATCTCGTTTAACTCTTGCGAAGAAACCTTACCACTCATTGCTTTCTCCCAATAGATAACTAGAAGACTGTGCGCATCTGGATTAGTTGTTTGTAACTTATCTAGCGCATCTAAAGTTTTCGTCATTCCCATTTATACACCCTTTACTTTTTTGTAATCGTTTCTCAATTCTCTAAATTTAAATATCCAGTTATCTCTACTTTCATGAAAGACAAGTGGTTCTGAATCATCAACAGCCATGATGATAGTTAGTCTATTTACTGGAACTTGAGTTCTTTCCTCAAAGGCGACAGCATAAGCAGAACATTGCATAAAATAGTTATGAATCTGATCTGCAGTTTTTTGCCGTCTAGATGTTTTGAAATCTATTACGGAAAGTTTACCTTCATATTCAGCTATACAGTCAACAGTTCCTGCAACTTCTAAATGATCTGAATATAATTGCGATTCTAATGCGTGTATATTATTTATTTTATTTAATTCTGGGCGTATAGAATCCCACATTTCTTGGTCAAAAATATCTATATCCAGTTTCTCATTATTAAGATAATCTTCACAAAGTGAATGGACCCTTGTCCCTCTGTTGGCTGCTCGAGTAGATATTTGATTGGCAACTTCTTCGCCAACTCTTTTTCTCCACTCAAGGATTGCTTGTTTATTCAACAATCCTGTTACAGAAGTTACAGAGGGGTATGCGTTACCAGAGGGAGTTCTGTAGACACGAGAACCATCTTTAGCAGTGGTTCTCGTTATCTTTTCGTAGTTATGTTGTATATGATTGAACACTCATTTCGCTTTCAGCATCTCCTGAGCATCCTCAAATTTTGTCTTTGCTAAAATGTAGTCTTTAACTAAGCTACTTCTGACGATATCATCAATAGTAAATTCAATTCGAGTAAATGCTTCCATATGCATTGCTATATCTAAAAATTTTAAAATTCCACTTACGTCATTCTTCTTTTTATTTAGGTCGGTTTGACGATAGTCTCCGCACCAAATAATTTTAGATCTGTAACCAACACGTGTCATTACAGTATCTATTTCTTCAAAGTTTAGATTCTGCATCTCATCAACGATAATGATAGCATCGTCAAATGACATTCCTCTAATAAAGGAAGTCGAGATAAACTCTATGTGATGCTGTTCCTCTAACCTTTGGTAAGCATCCTTACGTCCAAACAAAGTATCACATATTTGAACATATGGTTGCCTAAAAATTTCCATCTTATCATCTGCGTCTCCTGGAAGGTGTCCCATGTCTCTAGACTGAACCGCAGAACGAACTACAATAATTTTATTAAAAGGATTATTTTTATCTAATACTTCTTCTAATGCCTTATATAATGCAATAAAAGTTTTTCCTGTTCCTGCTACTCCGTGTAATGATATAAAATAGTCACCCTGTTTATATGCTTCGTAAAACTTTTTTTGGTTTTCTGTTAATGGATCAAATGTACCCAAATCATCTATACGTATCTTCAAGTGATTGTTACTTCTTCTCGCTCCTCTTTTTGTTGTCTCTTTGATATCTAAAACATTTTCTGCTACTTTCTGAGCGGTCTTTCTTGGCATACAGGTTGTTTCCTTGTTATTGTTATCTGATGTGGTCTTTCATTCCTTTCGCTCCTGGAGTTCTTTCTGATATCTTGTGCAACACCTCCTTAAATCCGTTGTCAAGTTTTCTTACACCAAGACGCACTGGGTCTCCCATGGAGGCAGCTCCGCTGTGATGTCTTTGGTGTGTGGGATTTTCAGCCAGATAGGAATCTAGCTCAGAAATCTTCATAGACTTTTCGAAGATCTCATTCGTTTCAGTATTAATAAATTCGTAGTTCGGCATAGTGTAATATTATTTAGTTAATGAAGTACGGCACAGTTCTGTTTTTCCAAGAAAACATTCGCTGTTTTTCTCCGTTGTAATAATTATGATAAGACTTCTTAGAATTACCAGCTACTTTATATTGATCTGGCATAGCTGGAGTTGGCTCCGTGAATGGAACATCTCTAGAAATATTTTTTGGAGTAGCACTTAGTGCTTCTGTAAGCTGTGAGCATTTATGCTGCTTACCATAGCGATAACTATATTCCTCAAGTAAACTGACAAACATTTTGTAGAGCCACTGATAGTTTGCTTCGGATGCCCTTACCCAAACTGCGCTTGGATGATTGATATGAGTAGCCATGTAAAGAGTATGTTCAAGCTCACTATGAAGAGCATAACGAACACGTTTTCTTCCCGTAGCAGTGCGACCAGTATATTCACTACCGTCGATAACACGATGAGCAGTACAAAGAAGTTGAGCATATTCCAATATCATCTTTACGCAATGTTTATCAACGTGCATTTCTGCACACTTTTTAGTATCATGATCTAAGTAAAATATATTCATTGTTATATTTATTTAACAAATTTAGAAAAGTCTGGAGGAGTCCATCCTTCAGGTTTCAATACCTTCCCGTCTTCACGTTTTAATACTGTACCAGTAATCTTGTTAATCTTTGCTAGATTAGAACGTTTACCTTCATCCCAAATATCATCGATATCCATTCCTCTTGATTTCATATAACCAATAATCACCCACATCATATCGAAGCAAGCATCAATAATTTCTACTTCATCATTATTCTTGATTGCTTCCTGAAACTCATTATATTCTTCAGTGATTAAATTCTTATATAACTCTGCTTGCTCAGTATTATCTTTAGTTACAGTTTGGTCAGCTGCCATCATAAATGTAATAACATCCCACCATGGCATAATATAAGGATTATTCTTCATATTTGATTACCTCTATTCCACATTTTTTTAAAAAGTCAAACCCAATAACATTCTTTTCTCTATTCAAATAATCTGTCTTATAGTATACCTTAGAAATACCTGCACCGTAAATTAATTTTGCGCAATCTATGCAAGGATTATGGGTCAAAAATAAAACAGAGTCTTTGCCAGACTCTCCGTCTTTTGCCAATTTAAGTATAGCATTCGCCTCAGCATGTATAACCTCTGGCTTGGTTTCCCAAAATCTAATCTCTCCATTTGGCCACCGCATCTCATCTTCACAGTTATTGTCCCAACCAGCAGGAGTTCCGTTATAACCAAGACTAATAATTCTGTTGTTCTTTACTATAACAGCACCCACCTGCAGTTTTCTTGCAGTTGAAAGCTGAGCAGTTTCTTCTGCCAGTTTCATATACAAGTTTATAAATTTATTCTTCATCTTCTTTCCATTCTAGCCAGTTCTCATATTCTTCGTCCAAGCCAGCGTACTCTATCATTTCTTCAGTAACTGATTCCCTCCAGTTCTCATCATGGAAATCATATTCAATATGATTTTGCATTTCATTATAATAGGTTCCAACGAAAGATAATCCTGGCTCATGATATAATGCATCAACTCCCCAGCCATTATTTTCTAGATACTCATATAATTCTATCGGTGGACTCCAAGCACTATCAAACGAAAGCACAATATTATTTTCGTCTTGAACATTAAAGTTGTGTACGCTCACATCCCACTTGGTTCCCCAGTTTTCGATATTCCATGAGTACCATTCTTCATCAGCATGCGATGGTCTTGGATATAGATACTGGAATGGTTCGGGATTTTCTTTATTTAATTCTTCTTCCAAACCTTTTATCTTTTCAGGATCAGGATTCCAAAGCGTAACATCATTAGAGCACCAATTAGGCATAGTTATTTTTCCTTGTATATTCTATTAAAGGTAATTCTAAATTTTTGTTTACGCTCTTCTTCCTCCGCAAGAGTCTGTTTAGTTTTGCCAGCTGTCGTATAAACAGCAATACGTTTTATAGCAGCTACGAAATTCAATTTAGTTAGTATATGTCCCATACCATCAGCAAAGCATAATGTAGGAATCAACAAAATCATAACTAGTATTTTTCTCACTTTACTTTTCCTCAGGCTCGTTTTTAATACTCTTAATAACTTTGTCTACTGTTATAACGATAGCAGCAAATGAAAGTTTATTTGTGATGTGTTTCCAACTACCACTATCAGCAAAAGCGATAGATGGTATTAACAGTAATGCAAATATAAGTTTCTTCATTTTACATTTTCCTTCACAGTTTCTTGAACATTTACCAAACCTTTCTCAAGGAAATTAGTAAAGTTAGTAACGCCAACAGTGGCAATGATAAAACCCAAAATAAACCCAATAATAAATTTCATAATAAACCCCATTATAAATTAACAAAAGTCAATAGCGTACTCATCGCCAATTTTAGAAAACATCATATCAGTGAAAGTTTCAACTTTATTTTTGATATTAATAATATCATCACCAGTAACACCTTCAATAAACAAAGTTCCTTCAAACCACTCAAGAAGGTAAGTAGAGCCATTCATCGCTTCAGCAATAAGAGCATTAACTTTAGTTTCAAAATTTTGGTTAGTAGTAGTAGTCATCATATTTCCTTTCACATTTATTAACTCAATATAATAATTATACGATATTATTGAATTAAAGTAAAGGGTTTTTTAAAAAAAGATACCTAATAAAAACAATAACTTACTTATCTAATTTAGATTTTATATAACTAATTACCTCTTCTGCCTCAAAATATATGGGTTGTTTGTCTATAATTTTGTCTATTCTCCGTGCCTTATACTCCTCCATAATCTCGAAAAAGGGTTGGAGCTCGTCTGGTTCGAGAGTATCCAAGAACTGCTGGAAGGACCTCTGGTCAAGAAACCCCACCAGCTTACACATAATGTCTTCAACTTTCTTGGACAATCTCCTCCTCCTTTTTTACTTTGGGTTCCTTTTTAGGTAGCGGAGGAATAAACCCAGCATCAGATACTAACTTGCGTGTGATCTTTTTATACAGCTTTGGCAGTTTCTGTTCTTTAATAGCAAGAATAATTTTTGCTTCTGATGGGTGAAGAGACTCCAATAAATTAATGAACAACTGCTCACGTTTAATTGGTTTAAGATCTTCACGTAAGAACACATATAGTCTCTTCAATTCAAATAGAAGAGTAGTCGGACTCATAGTGAATGGGGCAGAGTCTTCTTTATATGGAGGGTTCCCCTCAGGAAGAATAAATTTTTTCTCAGGTAAAAATGCATACTCGAAAAAAACTTTTAATGCTGCATTGTTTTTATACTGCTCAATGAGTTTAGGGTTCTCAGATATTTCATCTAAGATTTCTACAATATGTTTCTTCATTTAAAAGTCCTCCAGTTCATCTAATAACAATCTACATTTATTTGCTATGAGATAATTCATAATTGACATCTTGTCGCCTTTAGGTGATTCGTTGTCGTATGTTGTTTGTATTGTTTCTACTATTTCCTCAGGTATATAGTTGAAGTCTACCAGCTTTTGATTACGATGCCAGTTAGTTCTTTCTTCTGATGTCTTACACGCATCAATACCATTCTCAAAAAAATCTGCTAGACGTTTCGCCGTTACAGGTTTTTGTCTAGTGCCAGTTATGAATACATCATCAGCACTTAGAATATTTGGTATACCGTCACCTGAGTCTCCCTTAACAATATGCTCGATCATATACTTTTTGATTTCAGCTGGCTTACCAGTGACCATCTTTTTTTGCATAGGTGACCACTGCTTAACATTGTTATAAACCTGAAGCTGTTTGAAATCTTTATCGCTAGAGATAATCAAGTTCTCCTCATGCTTACCCAGTTCTTGAGTAGACATAACCAATGCGGCAATGATATCATCTGCCTCAGTATTTTCAAAGTGCATAACCTTGTAGGGAAAGTGTTCCTTAATTTCCTCACGGATAGTTGATAGCGTATCAAAGATCAAAGACCAGTTTAAGTCTGAGGCATCACGATGTTTTTTACGCATGGCTTTATAAGGAGAAAACATATCTCGTCTCCAATATTTTTTACCATCGCAACAAACAACTATGTCACCGTAAGTGCTTCCATACTTTTTCTTATACGACTTCAGTGTAGATAAAGTAACGTGCCGTACCAAATCAGTTATTTCTGATTCACTTCCAGCAACTAGTTCTCTCTTGAATGAAAGAATGTTACTCAACGAAACCTGCGAATAGTCTACTAGTATCATATCAAAATGCCTTCAAAATTATACAATCTTTATTTACTCTACCGTTTACTGCGCTCGGTTTAGTCTTTAGTTTTTTAATGCTACTATTCAACCAAGACTTAGTTAGATTACCGAGTATCTCTTGTGGCTTTCGTAGAGTTTTTGCCAGAGATTCTGCAGTTGAATAGTTAAGTAGCGTAGTACCTTTAACTGAGATACCTGAACTATCTGCCGCCACATATCTAAACAACTTCTTATACTTGGTGTTATAGATCCAAACTTCTTTACTGCCAATTATCTTTATAGGATCAACACTGGTAAGTTCATTATCCTCCTTCATATACTGGAGTTTAGAAACTAACTGTAGTGGAGACTTTTGTTTTCTTACTCTTGGCTTTCTATTTGCCTTAGAAGAAACAACACATTGCTCGCATCCATTAATTATATCTTCAATGAACTTCTTAAATTTCTTAAGCTGAGATTTAGTAAAATTAGAATACCCTTCTTCGAGATCTTCGTCATTACCTTCAATAACTTCATTGATTTCTTCTAGATGCTCAGCATAAAACTCAGCAATCTTTTTAGCAACTGGTCCACTAACCTGTTTACCTTGAAGATATGACAGCGTAGAAAACTTTGGTATCTGTTTAGTGGTAATGAACGAATCAATTTGGTAATCTATTTCGTCAGACAAAACAACAGCTGTATCGTATATTCTCTTTTGAATATCGACTTCAACTTTTTTCTCTGGTTGTTTTTCTTCGGTGTTGATATATTTCTGTTTAAGATTATCGATAAGTTCCCGTACTCTAACTTTATCTTCATCAGAAATGTATTGACCTTTGCTCTCATGATAAGAGTATATGGCTATATAACGTAACTCGTAGTCTTTTGCTTTGTTGAAAAGTTTGACTAGAGATGGGTCTTTCTTTTTAAAAATAGTAGTGAGCCATTTCAGGTATTTCTTATTATCTGTGTTCGCATTATGATAATTGAACACCCTCATAAGATCCATCCTGTAGTTCTCTTGGGTAAGAACTGGCTCACTAACTTTAATTGACGTGATTAATTGTTGCTGCTTTACTTTCTTTTTTAACATAGGATAATATCCTCCATAACAATATATAGTTATTATACAGGATAATTGAATTAAAGTAAAGAGTTATTTTCCCACGTAAAAACAGTAGTTTATAGATTCAGATACATCTTTCCAACTAAACTTGGAAATAGAATCAGTCCTAAAGGATCTCCATTCCTGTATACCCTCATCAAAAACTCTTACTGTTTCTGTAGAAGAATCGGTAGTTGTTGTTTTGGGTTTTTTATCTTCGGGGATTCTACTTTCGGCGAGCGTGCACGCCATCTCCCTTTGCGTCCCGTCTTTTTTGGTAAAAACAACGCACAGATCTCGGACTTCTTCATTGTATAATAGCTCCTTTAGAAAGTCTAATTTAAAATCCTCTTGTATCTCAACGGTAGTCATAATATCTCCAATTAATTTTAAACCGTACAACTATTATACATGATCGCAATATTAAAGTAAAATTGGAAGGGGGAAGAACTCCCCCATCCTTAGAATGCTACATTCAGCTTTGCGCTGATTGTGTTGGTAGAAACAAGATCTGTTGAAGCATGACCGTATTCTAACACCAAAGTCTTGTTAGAGATCTGCTTGTTGACTCCAAGATTAAATCTGTTTGTACCATCAGTATCTCTAATAATACCACCTGAGATACTCTTTGTCAAATTAAACTCCATACCAACGGAAGCGTAACGATACTTATCCTCAGCATCGCCCACTGCTCTTGCGCTTTGAATGCTGCCAGTTTCAACGTAACCATCCACGTCAGTAACACCACGTGTATAACCTACGATTGGACGAAGTTTCTCACCGTCACCTGTCCACTGAACTCTAGCATATTTGTCACTACCCTCTGTGATACCTTTGTTGCTAAAGTCGCCAATGACTCTATCAACTTCGTAGTCCATACTGGTAGTTGTTAAACTCAAACGCATAGTACCTGAGGCAATGTACTTCTCAGCATGAATGTTAAACATCATACTGTCTACTGTAACTTTACCACTAGTGTTTTCTGCGCTACCATCTAACTTACCAAAACCTGCACCGAATCCCCAACCACTTTCTAGAGTCTTAGTACCGCCCATAACGATTCCAGTAATGTCACCTGTCATACCATTTAGTGCGTTGTTGTTATTCTTTACAAGTTTAATTCCATCAAAGTCAACACCACGATTAGATAACTGCATCATACTATTGATAGTCTTAATTTGATCGACTCTCCCAACGAGTGGGTCAAGTGTTGTGGTAGTTGATGTAGATGTACCTAAACTACCATCGCTGTAGATATCCCACGTTGAAGTAGTTTGAGTTCTTGTTATTGTTTGAACCAATGCCGTTGATGATGCGGCATAGGCAACAACATTACTTGAACCTTGTCCTGTTACGGTAGGTCCACCAGACGCTGACCCAACTGCTACCTCGTTGATGTCAAGTATACCATTGTTATTTGCATCACCATCTAAGTCATTCTGGGTAAGAGTAATGGTGAGAGTACGAATAACTTGATCCATTGGTGCCCACTCTTGTGTTGGAGTACCTGTTGGATAACTCGACTCTGTATCACCTAAAGGAATGTATGTGAATGTATAATCTCCTGGCTGTAGGTTTGCATAGTTGATACCCTGCCAAGTATACGATTCACCGCCACCATTAGGATCGTCAGGATCGTAGTCAATCAGTTGTGTACCGTCTGACGTAAAGAAGTTTACACCTGAGATAAGACCTGCTGGTGAATCTTGCGATAGCAAGTCAAACTCATCTATTTGTGCTGTAAATGTAGTGCCATTGGCACCTTCGATTTTAATTTCTGCTTCATTGAATTGAGTATTATCGTGCCACGAACCATACCAAAATGTTAACCCACCATTGCCGTCTCCAACATAGCCAATACTGTTTGTGTGTGCAAACACAGGGGATGAGACAAGCGTAACCATAACAAATGCTGCCACGCATTTGAATAGACGCATTTATGATGCTCCTGTTTATTATAATTTTTATGAGAGCATATTAAGAAAGGATATAGATCAGATCATAGTCACCAATCAGTTTCTATTTATTACTTTGAGAGTTTGATGCTTTGCAACTACTCCATTGACAAAAGGGATCCAACTTTTTGCCGCAGACTACACAGGTTTTCATTCTTTTCCTCCAACGGATTGCCGTTCAATATCGTTATGGTCAAACTGTGCCCAATATAATTCAAAAGCCACAGTGTCTTCTACTGCTTCGAACTGGTGTACCTCTCCTGGAGGCACGATTGTGAACTCATTGGATGATAGAACAGTTTCGTCTACCAAATCATAATCATTTTTCCACACACGAATAATCAACTTCCCACTTTCTACATAAAAGCCATTGTGCTTAGTCTTGTGAAAATGCCTTGAACAATAGCTACCTGCTTCTGCCTCTATGCGATGAAACTCAAGTACCCCATTAGATAGAATGTTCTCAGTGCTACCCCATACTTTACCTTGCTTCATTATTTCTCACCTTTCTAAAATACATACGCCATAGCGCAGAACGAATCATACTCGTAATCATAAAGATCAATGCGATAGTTATGTTCTCGAGTATCGTAGGGTGTAGCCCAAACAAAGGAAACACCAACAACTGAATAGTTATCCCTAATAAGAATCCACTCCCTACGTCTACAATACTTTCAAAGATATCTCTACGTTTCACTGACTCAGGATCCACCGTACAGCTTGCGCTGTATCTTCTTCGTTGATAGCATTAGGTGGCATCGGAATGGGACCCCACACTCCACCACCGCCATTCATAATCTTCTGCACCAGATAGTCCATATCTGCTTCTGTGTACTTGGCAGCAACATCTTTAAACGCTGGACCAACCAGTTTCTTATCTACCGCATGACACATGAAGCAGTTACGCTCTTTGAGAATCTTTTCTCTCTGGAACTGTTCTGCTGGAGTTGTCGCCATGACACTAAACCACAAACACGATAATACTACTGCGCTTAATACTCTCATTATACCTCCTTTGAGTTTCATCTATTTCTATTTACATCCCAATAAGATTCGTGATGCTTAAGTTCGTCATTTAACATACCGTACTTATGGCGTAGTTGGCTAGTGAGTCCAAACTTCGTTCGTATCGCCGCACTCGCTCCTGCACTGGTCATCTGAGTACCAATACCGTCCTCACAAATACGTAGCACTTCTTCTAGAATCCGCACCGCATATTCTTCGTGTCCATTAGACTTTTCCCAGAGTTCCTCGATCATTCGTCTTCCTCCTTTACGTATTCACCGTTCTCGTACTTCCAACCATTCTCGGTCAACTCTTTATAATCATGCCAAGGATTGTCGGGCATTCGTTCCTTCTTACCAAAGATACGATCCCACCCCTCGTCATACTTAGTCTTATCCACTTTTCTAGGAGAGTCTCCCTTACCCCCATGCCATTGTTCACTCATCGCTTTCTCTTTCTATATACTTAGTAGGATCATTGACTTGTATCACTGTTTCGGTAGTGATGATGTCGATAATGGTATTGGTCAAATCAATTTCTCTTCTCAATCCCATCATCTTACTCTGCAACTTCTCCAACTCTTTTTGATAAAACTCTAACTCCTGTTCCTTGCGGAGTCTTTGTTCCAAAATATCTGTAAGCAGAATTATCTTTCTCTCTTCACTCATAGGGGGATCCTAATTTATATCTTCGTAGTTCTTATGCTTACGTTTCCTATAAGGATCCCCCCTTCTACTTCTATGCTTTCCACCTGCGCCACTTGTTCTAAGTTTAGCAAGCATTTTCCATAGGAGGTTTCTGGGTTTTAGTTTTTTACGCATATACTAGACTCCACAAAGTCTGCGAATCCATTATGAAATCCACCTTCCTCTTTATTCTTATAAAAGAGTTCCTCATTAACAAAGACCACTTTAAGTGCTTTAGGACAATCTTTAAAGTTACTATACCGTAATGCTGGAGATTTATTTGACATCTTATCATAAGCATAAGAAGTCTCAGGTACCTTCTTATAATCAATCAAAACGGTACAGATAACCTTACCTGTTTCAAAGTCAATAGCATTCCAATATAATAAAGGAGTTTCTTCTTTATACTTATTTGCCCAATTAACGACTTCATCAGAATCTACATCTTTAGGAGAAAACCCAAAACAAAGATTAAACTTTCGTTCTTGTCCACACCAGCTTTGACTCTTAATCTCAACTGGTCTCTTTCCCTTCCAAGCATCATATCCGTGCATTGGCTGATCAACTTTAAGATTGAATTGGTGGCTGACCAAGTCTTCCATAAGAGTTCCGGAACTATTATATCGTTGCATGTTATAGATAAATGAAATCTTATGAGTCTTGGAAACTTTCCTTTCTCCCCCATTAAAAGCGTAGTCTGCCTCTAGTGGTAAGCAATGCTCTACGTATTGTTGCCTTGCAGCAGATCGTATCTCCTGAGATTTAGTTTTCTTTTCGTCGTATCGTTTCTTATTAGACTCTGCTATCTTTTCTTTGTTATCATTATAATACTCTGCCATCTTTTCTTTGTTGTCCTTATTGTATTGCCTTTGATACTCCGCTACCTTTTCTTTATTATCTTGTTTCCATTTCTTATTAGACTCTGCTATCTTTTCTTTGTTATCATTATAGTATTGCCTGTGATACTCTCTTATCTTTTCTTTATTATCCTGTTTCCATTGCTTGTTATACTCTTTTCTAGTCATACCCTTTACCATCGGTGTATCCTCTACTACTGGTCCGTACTTATCCCAAAATCCCATGATATAATGCTCCTATAAAGTGTTAAGAGAACAGCTATTATAATACAACGGTTAATAAAAGTAAAGGGTTAAAAACCCCCTACCCTAAGTTTTAAACCCATATTAAGCGTGACCGCTTTCCTACCTAACTTATTAATAATGCTAGTGGGTTTAAAAGTTATTTCTTCCTTCCTAGGTGGGTACTCGGGTAGCTGTTTAATTAACTTAGGATCAATTTTTAGGTTTTTCATAAAAGCCTCCATAACTAAAGAACCTATATCATATACCTTTCTTTAATAAAAGTAAAGCGATATATTAAAAAAGGGGGGACCCAATTTTAAGTTCACTAACCTTTCGAGAGTACGTCTATGACTATACCCCCCATAACTCCAACCCATAACATCTGAGCTACAGTCATTATTGCAACTACAATCCAGTTCCTAACTCTCCACTGTAGATCTGTCATTACGCTCCGCTCCTTCATTCTTTTTCCTTATTCCTTCGGATTCCTTCGGAACAAATACCACATATACAATCCTTACCTTTCCTATCACACCAACATCCCTGAGGATTACATATAAAGGGATGTGTACATATAGGACACTTCTTAAGTTTTCTGTGTAACATATATTACCTTCTATATCAATGGAGTGGATGACAGGAATCGAACCTGTATACAAGGATTTGCAATCCTCTGCATAACCACTCTGCCACATCCACACGCTCCGCTTCAACTTCGTTACTAGGGCAGAGGGACAAGGAATCGAACCTCATCTTTCGGATTTGGAAACCGACGTACTACCATTATACTATCCCTCTACGCTATTCGCTACTACTACTTGATCGTTGTTCTTCGTTGTTCTATCGTTGTTCTATCGGAAACAACTGGGTCGGGGGTTACGAAGGGCGGGACCCAGTGTGTTCCATCCAAGCCATATACTCCCCCCACCATTCTGGAGGGTACCCCCCTATGCTACTCTACGACTCTGCATCCAACAGTATCCAGCCACCTTGTCCTCCAGAACACTCAGCTCTTCCACTGTCATGTCATGGCGAGCGGCAACAGCTGCATAAACCAGACGAGTCATGTTGTTGTCGTCCAACTCATCCCAAAGTTCCTGTACGATATCCTTGTACTTACTCATCCTCAAAACTCCTGCTTGTAACTAGATCTGCTGGATAACCATCCCACTGTTCTTCCCAGTACTCATACTGATGCATGTGTGCATCCATATGTGCTGCATAATACTTGTTCTCTATATCTTCTTCCATGCATGCATACATACCATCCACTTCATCATCATATGCTGTACTACCTACCAGCTGTAGTTCCATGTTCGCTTGATCTAAAGTCATACTGTACTCCTGTTGCTAGCAATCACTGACCCAATAGCAATACCCCCTACTAGAGCCAACAGTATAGAAGCAGTTAGATTACCTGTATCAGTGCTAGATCCAGCGATAATCAACAGCGTCATTCCAATAAACAGTCTAATACTACCTTTCATAACAATACCCCCTTAGTAACCTTAATCAACCACCACACCGTAATTATACGCCATTTCAAAATAAAAGTAAAGTCTTTTTCTTTGGAAACTTACCACATATCAGAGAACTTCTTTTCGAGCTCGATGTACTTCTTATACTTCTCGTACTCGTTAAAGCAAGAATAGAATCGCCTGTATCCACCGTCCTCTGTCTCCACGTTTAGATAGACATCAGGTTTAGAGCCAAAGCCAATCTCCCTCGAGACGATTCGGTCACCATTGTACTCGGTCTTTTGCAACATCACATCCATAAACTCTTTTAGACTCAACACTATATCACCTCAGTCTGGTCGAAGTTAAAGACAGTGAAGAACTTAGGTACTCGAACCGTTCTCAGCTTACCGCTCTTGTCTTTCTTCTTTACAGTAACGATGCGCTTCAGAGTAATACCTTTTTCACCCTGCATCACCACTCGTCCCATCTCGTATGCTTGGCGGTAAGTCATAAAGTTAGGATTAGTGTATTCTGTTTGCATTAGAGTAACCAAGTTTCCACCAGTATAAGGAGCATCAGTAACATAGTTTTTCATAATCAATACCTTTCCATAACAGTTTCAACAGCTTCCGCAGCAACAAAGGCAGGACAGCGGAAGTACTTCTTTACAACAGTGACAGCTTGCTCGAAAGTCTTTGTTGGACCCATAAGGATTTCAACCATTGCAAGATCAAGTTCATTCATGATAAGGCGCCTCCACGGTAATCAGAGTAATCTTCACTTAGTTTCCACTCGAGCTGCTCAGCAACAAGATTCCAAAGTCTTTGCTTACGCTCAGGAGTAGAAGTATAGTAGTCATCATTCTTCTCAGGGCGAAAACCGTAAGCGTCAAAGTGGAAGTCAGAGTAGAGGTTATCATCATAAGTGTAGCTCATTTCAGTTCCTTTATCACGTTTCGTTATTATCATTATATTGCAAACGCTAATTAAAGTAAAGCGATTTAACGCTTTATTTTATCATTTTCATATTTAATTTTAGCTTCACGCCAGCTATCGGCTTCAGTTTTAGCTAAGATTTCAGCGTCAGGAAACCGTTTTAGGTCATTTTCAGACAAAATAGCTAACCTAGTATTTAAACCATAACGCTCAGAAACGTTAGCAAGAAAGTAAGTAGTCATAATAGTACCTTTCAGTGTTGTTAAAGAATAGTATAATTATAGACCAACTGCTAATTAAAGTAAAGGGATTTGTTAAGTTTTTTCGGGACAATGGGGGAGCTGCGGGATCCAACGCACATTTCCCATGTCAGTCCCAGTTCATACACCGATATATTATAGCGTCAAACCACACTTTTACCATATAATATATCGTTTACAAAGCGAGTTACAGCGTTTTGTATATCAGGTATACTAGTAATAGAGTAAGTAATAACGGTAATATATCGTATAACATAGGTAGTGTAGCGTAGCGTAGCGTAGTATAAGCGGCAGAGCAGGTAAAGCGAAGCGCAGCGAATCTCCTGGATCCGAGAGGATCTCCTAAAGAGGAACTAATGAATACTGTATAGTGTGTTGCTATTAGAATGTAGCATCAGTTCCATATCCTTTCCATTCTTCCATCTCTATGGGACATTGGATATAGACTTCCATATCAGTAGGTTCAAAGCCATCATCTTCGAATATAGTGTAACCTTCTTCGTTGAATCTGTTTTGGTATGTTTCTTTGTCTTCTTCGGACCATGCACCGTACATGTATATGGATGTCTCTACTCCATCGTACGTAGAGTTGAGTTCCCAGTTGGTGAAGTCAGTTATGCAAATGCCTTCTTCTTTGGTGTATTCTTTTAGTGATTGGAGTTCTTCTTCGGTTTCAGGGTGGATGATGTACTCACCTCCACGCCAGATAGTCATTACATCCACGAAGCGAGCTTTGTCGTCTTTGAATGTCTCTATCTCTTCTATGGACTTCTTCATGGATGGTTGGATTAGGTAGGATTTCATAGTCATAGTTACTCCTTACAAAGTGAATCGATATATGGTATGATTGTTTCTATTTCAGTTGTGTCGTACTCTCTTTTAGAGTTATACATGTACTGTAAACTGTATGCTTCATGTTCTCTACGTCGCCACTCGTTGCAACTGTGTGCGTTTCCAAGGTTTAGGAACTGCACCACGTGTATGGTCTCATGATAGATTATAGAGTCATAGTAATCAGACGATGGGTTTATTACATCAGATATATAGATCACTCCATCGTAGCTGATTGCAATGGGTGCGGCGTTGCACTTGTGGTGTTTGCAATAGATGTCTTTGATAGTCTGAGGTGATACTCTAAGTACCTTTACCTCTTTAGGTATCAGACTGTAGTGTGTGTTCTTATCAATGTCTCTCAGGTGCTCACTTGCACGTGGAATTATAGGTAGTGCAAACAGAGCAGCGATCACTGTTACTAGACCGATAGCACAGACCAGCTTTTCAGAGTTGCTCATATTCGTCTCTCCTTCATGCATTCTTGGAACATGAAGTCACCTGTCTTGATTGGATCTAATCCTAACATGAATCCTTGGCAGGTATAGTGCTTTACAAAGTCTACTTCTTGTTCGGTTTCGTCACCATCCCAGATGTACTTGATAGTGTCACAGGAATCAGCGAACTTCTGAATCCTTATCCAAGATGCAGCTGCACCTAACTTTGCAATGTAAACACATCGCTCAGCGTCTTGTAGTTCTAGGATGTTGGGTCTTGCTTGTAGTGTAAATGTGATGCTAATCAGCATCAAACCAAATATCTTCACCATCTCTATAATACCTCTCTTCTGGTTGGTGTGGAGGTACGACTGCTTCCCACTCTTTATCATGATAGTTAATGCGCCACCTTGCTTCTTCTGCTACATCAGAGTCAGAGTTCATAAATCTTTCCATACTCTCCGACGTTTTCTTCTTCTGTGCTTCTGTCACGGTACGACCACTATTACTACATGGTTTACTACAATACTGACCTCTCTTGCGGTGTTTAGTACCGCAGACAGGACATTCTCTTTCATCTCTTGCTTTACGACCCACAGTCTACCACCGTATCGGAATCAAATCTCATTATCAGCTTGCATCCTTTCTTCTTTGCAAACTGTATGACGGCACGTGCACGGACTGCAGCGTCAGGATGCGTCAACCAGTATGAGACTGGCATGCCACCCAATGTTTCACGTCGATATTCCATCTTGTATGGATATCCATCGACCAATTCGTTGTGTCTTTGTTCTGCTTGTTCTTGTTCTTCCCTCACATAGATCTCTTGTAGCTTGTCGTGGTACTCAATCAGAGTACAGTAACAGACGGTGCTGTCGTCACGTGATGACCACTCAAGACCATCAGTTGACAGTCGAGTGGCTTCATTTGCATATGCACTACTGAATAGCAGTGCCAGTGTGAGGGGAATCAGTTTCATACTGGTTCAGGTAGATCTTCTTTCGATAGTACAGCGTATGCTTTCATGTCAGCAGTCTCATCGTCGTATCCTTGGAACAGAAACTCAGCTACCAGTTCCTCGTATCGCTTTTCGTACCACTGTTCGTTTGCAAAGTTACTCATGCTGTCTCCTCAACAAAGGGGTTAAACGTAGTTTCCAGCACCTCTTGGAACTCCTTAGTATATTTACCGTAAGGAAGATCAAGAGAGTATGCAACGTACTCAGGATCAATCTCATTCAACAAGTTTTTATCCTCAAGTATCGAACGGATAGCATCAGAGCGAGTACCACCCATGTTCTGAATCTGATCCTCGAAGTTATCAACAGCTTCCTGTTCGATTTCTAATCGATCATCTTCCATTTGCTCCAGCTCATCAACAAGAGCAGTCCACAACTCCTGCTTTTGGCGAGGTGTGCGAGCATTCCACTCGTCCTTCATGTCCTCAGTAGGACGGTAACCATTAACATCTTTCCAAAGATCAGAGAAAAGTTCATCAGAGTAATTCATAATATATCCTTCGTTTTGTTATTCAATAGTATAATTATAGACCAATTCTGAATTAAAGTAAAGCATTATTTAAAAACAATTAACGCTAGTAGTACACTATTCAGGAAGAAGCCGATAGCATTAGACACGATATAGAGTATGTCACGCCTAGCAACAGCACGAACCAAGAATAGCATCAAGCCACCCCAAACTAGTAGAACCATGTTTAGAGGTGGTAGTTTATCAGAATAACCTAGTATAACAGATAGCGAAGTAGGCACCGTAGCACCATGGATCAGTAACATTCCGACCCAACCCAAGAACTCAGGGATTTTATTTAACATATTTTTCATAATTTTAACTTTCATAATATAATTTCCTATTCAATGTATTAATTATATTCCAACATTGAATTAAAGTAAAGCGAAATATGAAAATAAAATCCCTACATAATCAACTACTTACGCAATTAGTCCCTGCTTATAAACTGTTTTACCGTTCTCTTTCACTGCGGTAAGGATAGATCTTCTATTCTCGCCGTTGTTATTGTATGAAACATGTACCCAACCAGAGTCAGGAATCCCTGGAGTGTAGAACTCGAGGATAACTTGATCAAATTCTAAGTTGTCTACGATCCACTGAGCCACGTCAGCGTTTGGAACTCCAGGACACTCAATATCAACTGCCTGTCCCTTGCAGTGCTGTGATCGACTTGAACCACCGACTGCTTCGTTTAGTGCTGGACCACGATAGCCACTGTTGATGACTGTTGGACCGAAGTTGTCACGTACCTTCTGAACCACGTTAGCGAACAGAAACTCTGCTGCTTCCATGTGCTCTTCATTAGGTGTGTTATCGATTCCCATCCGAAGAGCAGTCTGGCTCTTGGTAAACTCTTGTAGCGTAAAATTCTTTGATAGTTTCATTATGTCTCCTTAGTCTTTCTTCTTACCTTTTAAAGCATCAGCACCAAAGAATGCTGCAACCAATGCTGAGATAGCAACAAAGTAGGTTGGCGCAATGTCACCAATGATGTTTGCTGCCTTGTCTAAACCGAACAGTGATGTTAGGAAGATACCAAAAGGATAGAGTAACATGCCAAACAAAGCAAACCATGTCATCTTTCTCATCGCATCACGTTGTGCGTCTTGATCTTCAAGTTCTTTACGCTTGAACTCAAGATACATATTTCTCTCGTCTTCAGTTACAACTCCATCACCGTTGGTGTCAGCTGGGTGGTAACCTGCCTTTTTGATTTCTTCTTCTGCCATCTATCTTCCTTTCTAGTTTAATTATGAGACGGTGCCTTTACTTCAACAAACATCTCGTGTTTCCTCTTAATGGGATTATATTTACGAAACTTTTGCTTGATGCCTCTAATGTTTTTAGTCTTTAATAATGTATAGTGATACGTGTGACTATCTCTAGTCTCACCCTCAGGTATCAAGTAAACAATATCTTTCTTTTTCTTAGCCATACTATCCTCACTTTGTTGTTGCTATAAACACGCCATTCCAATCTTTTGGTAAATCTTGGGTTTGCATGTACTCACATCTTTCAATCCACATGTCGTAGTATTTATCGACTTGACCGTCGAAAGAACCTTTTAATTCGTTACACATCTTGATTGCTTGTTTGAACTTTTGATCACGATAGAGTTGATGCATCTTATCGTGCCTTTCTTTGTCCTCGTCCCAATCTGCTCTATTCTCACCAAGAACAGTATAGATGCGGATACCGACACTCTTTCCCTTAACTGCTAACTCGTCTACTTTAAGATAGAAAAAGTCACCTTCAGTAGCATCGTATGTGTTCTCGCCCACTAGCAATAAGCAACCATATTCTTTACACTTTGACTCAATACGTGCGGCAGTACTAACAGCATCACCTAGTACATCGTAACTGTGTCTGCTGGTGCTTCCCATTTCACCCAAGTATCCCAGTCCACTGTTAATACCAGCACCCATACCAATTGGTGGTCTGCCCTCTGCTGTGATCTTCTCGTTGAACTTCTCAACTGCCCTCAGCATATTGAGACCTGTTTGTACCGCACTCTTCGCATGCTCTGGATCATCATTAGGTGCATTGTGTACGTGCATACTGGCGTCACCGATGTACTTGATAACCATACCATCAGCATCTAGCACTGGTTGCGTGATAGCATCCATGTAGCCATTCATCAATGTTGTGAGTCCCTTCACATCGTCACCGAATGATTCGCCCAACGGAGTAAACCCACGCAAGTCTGAGAAGCAAATAGATATCTCACGCTTCATGCCGTCTTTGATTAGACTTGGATTTTCCTGCAACATACGAACAACGGTGGGCGAACAGTAGCCAGCAAACTGTTTCTTGATTGCCTGCTTCTGTTTAAATTCTTCCATGAACCGTAGAAATGCAGTGATTGACCACGTCAAGAACACAGCAAATACTGGGAAGCTCCAGTCTAACAGCAAGGACTTATCTATAAATGCTTTTCTGGTTACCCAAAATATTCCACCGAGTGAAACTACAATAGAACCGATACCAAAGTACCAGTTCATTCTCATAACTACTGCGATTATAATTAGTCCAAGTGCCAACGATACAGTAAGTTCACTGATATCTGACCACCATGGACGACTCATGTTGATTCCGTTAAGCATAGTGTAGACTGAAGCAGCAACCAAATCATGTGAGTATAGAGTGCCAACTGGAGTAGGTACAGTTGCTTCTAATCCTGATGCTGTTAATGATAGTATAACGATACCACCATTGAAGTCTGGTAGATCTTCTAATGAATACTCTTGAACTTTGAAGCGATAGTCAACGTAGATACTACCGTTGCTGTCTGTTTTGATTGTATCAAACTGCGGTATGCGTAGTGCCTCAACACCTGCTTCACCGATCTTCATTTGATAACTTGGATCGCCAGCAATAACTCTGATAATTTCCATAGGCAACGACGGGAATATCCTTGCGCTTTCTGTGTCCTCTTGCGAAGGTATACGTACAACCAGTGGTAGTTTACGCACCACACCATCAGCTTCAGGACTGGTTAACATCATACCAACACCGATAGCATTATCACCGATCTCTTTCAGTGGACCAATGGCTTGATCGTAACGGTATAACCAATCTTCCCATCCCTCGCCAATGATAGCCACACCACGTGGGACTGGTGTTCCTTTACCGTTTAGTGCTGGTATCTGTCCGACAATAACTGGTGCGTTCTGTAGCAGATCAATAAATGCTGGGTCGCCACCGAATCTATCCTCGTCAGCAAACAACATAGGTAGCACAACTAGACCAGCATTTGACTGGAACAATCTGATAATTTGATCAGCCAGCAAGTCACGTGGCCATGGGAATTGTCCGTACTTATCTAAGGCATCGTTGTCGATAGTTACGACTGATATTAGGATGTCGCTATCTAGACCAATAACTTCCTGCGGTACACTACGCTGATGCGTGTCTAGTGCTTTGAGACGAACTACTTGGGAGAACCAAGGATCTTGATAACGTACAGATAAAATTACTAACAATGCAATTAATGCAACCAACCACTTCTTCATTATAGACCTTTTCAATTCATGTTTTGTATTTATTCAGTTTGAGATATTGACATGTTACAACCAGCGGCAGTCACGCAAGTGCCAGAAACTGAGATAGATAAATCACTGGAGGAGTTTTGATTCAAATCTAGATCATATGATCCACCACCGTTTGTCAGATCAACAGTCGCATCGTGACCACCAGATCCTTCTTGCTTAACCCAAACGTCATGTCCGTTGCCACTCAACGTAACATCTGCGGTATGACTACCAGCGTCTAGTTGCTGAATGGAAATGATAGCACTGCTACCAGTCAAATCCAGTATCACACTATCAGCATAAACAACTGAATTAATTTTGATTAATAGTAATAACGCTATCGTTCGCATTTTCTTTTGTATGTAAAGTTACTGGCACTCCCGCCTGATTCAATATCAATTGAGTAGAAGAATCACCATCCAAAGTAATACTCACAATCCTACTGTCCACGTTTCTATAGATTATCCAGTCACCGTCCTTAACGATTTGTGTATTGCCACCTTCAAATGTTCCAGGTTGTATTGGGTTTGTTGTAAATCTCGCAGTCTCTTGAAGTAATTTAGAATTCAGCATTTCTAAAATATTTGCCAATAAATCAACATCAAGTAAGTTAAAATCTAACCTAGTAAATACAAGTTCATCTTCATCCAGTTCGTTCTCAGCAAGCAAGTCTATATCAAGTTCATTGAAGTCTAACATAGACTTTTCTTCGTCGCCCTTCTCTTCTTCTTTTTCTTTTGGTTTCCTAACAATCAACAAGTTGTTTATCTGCGCCTCAGATAAATCTAATATGACTGGCTGTGATGGTGCCTTTTCTCTAAAGCCAACGACTGTGGCTTGGAATGCTTGATTGAGAATAACTTGACCGACATCTGATTCAACAGATATTTCGCCGACTGTTCCGTCAGCATTTGGTAACAGGATAACTAGCGACTTACCTATCTCGTCAACTGTCATACTGAACGCAGTACCACGCACACCAATCCTAGCAGTTGGTGTTTGTATGTCTACATTTTGTGCGTTGTTTTTAGCAATCTTACCACTGGCGTACTTGACTGTACCCAGTCCTACCTTCATCTTAAGTTTGCTTTTCTTTGGATTGGCTCCATCATAAACAAAGTCATCAATCACCATCTTGCTGTGCTTTTCAATTTGCACTTTAGTATCGTCGTTAAATCCGATACCAATAATACCGTCACCTGTACGGATGTCGTCAAACATCTCGACACCCGTATTTTTCTTTATCTTTATCTTATCTTTGTCCCTTACTAACTGCGCTGGTCCAGTTTGTTTTTCAACTGTACCAATCGCAGCATAAGAAACATCAATCAGAAATAGTAATAGTAACGCTAGAACTCGAGCCATCTGTAGTCATATCCACTGTACTGGCTTCAGCGCCACCTTGCGTTACGCTAATAGTACTGCTACTGCCAGTGTGATTAATAGTTGTATCATGTTGTGCTGAACCACTCTTGGTCGCACTTACTGTGTTTGTGCTTCCACTGATATCAATGTCAGTTATCTTATTAGTAATACTTGCTGCAGTACTGTTTTCGTTAACTGTGACAGTATTACTGTCGCCAGTGATATCAAGTGTTATTGTGGCATCTTCAGTTGCTGCTGTTGTTCCAACATTAGTTGTTATATCATTTGAATCGCCAGTAATATTTTCTGTGTAGTTGACACCATCAGAACCTGCGCTGGTTCCAATAGTTAATGTGCTCTCATTACTACTACCTTGTTGGTTAATTGTGATGTCTGCGTCTGCGCCAGTAACATCATAATCAATCGTGTTGCTCGAGCCAACCTGATCGATATCCATAGTAGTTGTTGCACCATCACTAGCAGAATCAGTCGTACTAGATCCAACTCTGTTGCCTGAACCATCTTGGTTAATGTTGATGGTGGCTGATGAGCCAACTTGATCTATATAAATTAAATTGTCTGCTGTTGCTAAATTTATAAAGAATGTCAGTACAGCAGCAATAGCTACTTTTACATTCATTTACTTCTCCTCGTAATCCCAGTAACCTCTTTCCTTACCTTGCTTCGCTAACTCTATGACTGCCTGTTGAACTGCCCTTCGTACAGCGTAGTTAACTGGTTCATTTGTTGATGTTCCAGATTCAATCTCTAATACTTTAGTTCCTTGATCGTAAAATTTAAAAATGTTGATACCCACACTGGTGCTCAATATAGTTTTTTCTGTGCTAACATTTAACAAGATATCACCTGTTAACACACTCACTGCTCGTAGACCAACGGTAACTATATCACACCGCCATTGACCTGTTGGTCCGATTCCCATAATCCTTGCGCCAGCTCCTCCAGTAAACATATTTGTATCATAACCAATTATACCTCCCTCAATAATAATACCAGCGAACTTTAGAGCACCAAGATCTTTATTCTCGTCTGCCTCTTGTCTTGCATTTCTTATAATCTGCCGTTCTTTAATCAAATTATCTAAATTAGTTCTCTCAACAACGTCAAAAAAGTTTCCATTACTTAACGACATCAAAGCATCTATCAAATAAACTTCTCCACCCTGCGTCACTGCCGTACTAATATTTGCTATATTGTCAGCTGGCTTTCGTTGACCAGTTTTATCTAAGAAACTATACACAGCAACAGTAACTGGTTTATTGCTCCCTATATTTGGAAACTCTTTCAGTTTGTCTTCTGTCTGCGTCTCAGACAACTTTGGTTCCTCCACATATTTCGTAGTGGCGCAACCAGCTAACAATAAAACAAGTAACAATATTTTCATATTAAAAAGCAAATTGAGCAACAGGTATTTCTACAACAGTTTTTGACCCATCCGTTTGTGTAACATTAAGAGTAACCATATCATCAGTCATTTCATATGATATAGTATTTCCCAACAAATCTATTGTCCCTGTTTCCTGTGGATTTTCTCCAAATAACTTATCGCTGATCTGCTTACTCAACTCAGCGTATATTCTACTTTCCAAATTAGCAAGAAATTTATTTACGTTAGTATTTTTTGCTTCACGTTCTGCTTCTCTTAAATCCGACTCAATCTTTGACTCTATATCCTTCTTTCTCTGATGCGTCAAGTTCTCAATAGTCAACACATGACTACTGTATCCTATTCCGTTGAAAGCTGGCGACTTAAATTGATATACAAGATCACCTGCAAAACAATTAGTCGTCGCTATCAGAAGTATCGTTAGAAGGTTTCTTTTTCTCATTTTCTCTTATTGCCAGTATTACGTCAACTTTTTGATTAAGTCTTATCAAGTCATTATCTAACATTCTAATTCTGTCGATTAAAGCAATCAATGTTACATTTGCTTGACTAGTTACTGGATCAATTTCCTTAGTAACCCATTGCCACACATAGTAAATAAAATATCCTAGACCACCTGCAGCAATAATTGGAAATCCGTACTGATTAATTAGTCCTGCGATATCCATTTACAATGCCAACCCATAGATTAAGCCAAGTACCAATCCAGATACAAATCCAGACAGCAATGCTCCTACGACTTCGCTAGTAAAATATGTTGGTTGATTTTTGAGCCAAACTTGCGTGGCTTGGTTTTGATTCTCAAGCCATCCTTCTTTAAAGAATTTCATCAGTCTCTCCTGGCGTCGGACTGCTCGGCTCTCGCTATTCTATCAAGATCAGGTGGAATCTTTAATGCGTGACTAACCTTCGTGTCAATGCGAATGACATCGTGGTTCATCGTTGCAACTCTTTTGTCTAATGCCATGATAATACCCTTCATGCCATTAACCGACCCAGTTACACCTGCCAGAATAAATTTTAGTGTGAGGAAAACAAAGTATCCTGCAGCGCATGCTGCAGCAATCGGAAAACCCACCTCAGCGACGAGATTCAAGAACTCCATAACCGTTTTATTATAGTTGTTATTGGTTAATGTGCTACTTCTTATTTAGTCTTGCTGCTTCTTTTAATTCTCTTTTTCTAGACCATCCACGTGTATGTGGCTCTATTTGATCCTTGACTTCAACATTATCAGAGAGACTTATCACTGTTCCTTGCAATAAAATAGTTTCCTTGATCACCTTTTTTGGCTGTTTTTTAGGTGCTGGCTTGGGTTCACGAACTTTTTTGCAGGTTGAGGCACCTCCTCGACAACCTCTTCTTCAACCCTTTCGACTCTAGTTGGTCTACCACGATACAAACTCCAGTTCGCAGCAATAACCATCAGTACAGCAAGAGGGTCAAATACAACAACGATCATTATAATTACCCAACGAACTGCTCTCTCTAATAAATTCTTATCAGGATTATCGCCATATATTAAAGCAGCAACATATTTGATTGGACCAACTTCAGCTTCAAGTGTACGTAACTCAGCATTAATTGGTGCCTTTTCTTTTTGTAAATCTAGTATCTTTGCTTGACTTGCTTCTATTTCTTTGATGAGTCTGGCTCTATCCTTTGCCTGACTTCTTCTAATTTGTAAAGCACGCTCAGCTACATCCTCTTTCTCAAGAAACTCTTTACGCTCTCCGTCGCTAAACAAACTTTCTTCTTTAATACCTTTCTTAACTAAAGTTCTTCCTTCTTGATTCATTTTGTTATTGACGACAGCATCCATCTGAGCAATAAGAGATTTATTTGCCTCAATCATTTGACGCTCAGTATCTATTTGATAATCTATAATTTCTATTTGAGATGCTACATCACCTGTTGGCAATGCCTGATCTAAGTGTGCCTTTGATAAGAATCCAAAGATTCCCATTGACGTTAAACACATCAATATTATCAAAGCAAACGTAAAGTATGACTTCATGAGCAACGGAACTTGTTTCCAGTTGCGATACATCCATGAAGCAACAATTAATTTTGCGACTTCTAAAGAACTTCCCATAACAATGATGGGAACAACTGCCGCAGCGAAGATAGCTACCAATCCAGAAATAGCATAGAAGGCAGCAATGGTTGACAACGTTAATGCTGTCACTAAAAGTAAGTAGTTCATTTTTGTAAATTCTTTACATGAGAAGCATGAACCCTCGCCATTATATTTTTATTATACCAATCCGTAGGATTTTCTAACACTTCCCTTAGAAATTGCTCTTTGGCTTCTAAGTAAGTGCTTTCACCTTTCTTTTTACACAAATACAATATTTCCCGTGTAAAGTTTTCCTCCCCCAGTCGTTGAACATCTGATTTCAATTCATCAGAGGATGACCAATATGTTTTCCAATCACTTTCCTCTTTATACCTTTTCTTTTTACCTTTGACTTGTCTAGTCTTAGAAAAATAGAAAAGTTTTTTACCAATATACTTTTTGTTTTCTAAATTATTTGTTATGAGATAAACAAAGGCAATATATCCTTCAGGTATCTCATTCATTTCTTCATTGTTATATAACCACGCCATGGACAAAAAAAGGGGGATTACTCCCCCCTATGAGTTAGTATCAGTACTATTTATTAGAACTTAACTTGTACAGTTGTACCACCGATTAGGTGCTCTTTTTGCCAATCACCGTCTTCACCTGCCGTCAAATACTCAACGAATGGTGTAAGTTTGAGATTTGGAGCGATAGCAATATCGTAACCTGCTTGCCACTTGACGTCATCAATCTTCATGTCGCCTGTTTTGCCAGCACCGAAAGTCCAACGTGGTTGCATTTTTAACCATGCTCCACCATATTCTGCCTTTACAATACCACGATATCTCCAATTATCATCTTTACTTCCCTCGAAATATCGATACTCAATTCTGTGCGCAAGACTAATTGGACCTGCGTTAAAAACTTTGTGTGTTAACTTTGGACGAATCTCAGTATCTGTACCGTCCTCAGCAAGTCTAAGCGCACCAGTAAGATTAGGTGCTAATTTGTATGTCACTTCAGCGTGATCATAGTCGTCGTCAGCATATGTTCTGATTTCTAGTCCATATGACTCACCTTGGAATTTAAAATTGTTTTCCATGGTTTGCCAGTCATCTTCAGCATGAACTGAAGACACGAGTATTAATGCTGCGAAAAGTGTCAATAGTTGTTTCATTTAATCTCCTTATTAATATGGGTTATTATTTAGTTATCGTAGTTTTTTAGATACAAATTTTTGAAAAACGTATCTTTTTAGCTACAAAATTAAGTAAGCATATATGAACGCCAATGCAGTAAATAACGTCATACCGCCCAACATCAGTAAAACTATGTAACCGATGATAAGCATAAAAAGAGATTCATCTCTATCATTACTCATCTAAGTCTTTATATTGCCAATCATCAGTATGCCCAACATTCCAATAGTCTTTATCCTCAACTGTATAATTTTGAGAACAAACCTTAAAGTCAGGCATTTTAGTTTCTTTTGGTATTAAACTATTATCACTCCAGATAACTCTATTGTTTGGTTGTGCAGCAAACTGTCCGTTATCTAACTTGATAACGTTAAATGATTTGTGTTCAGGATCATGCTCCGAAAAGTTTATGTCTAATGTGTTACTATCCGAATGGCAACTATCAATCGTAAACATATAACTACCACTGTAGAATGCTTTATTCTTAGCGAAAAATTTACATCTACTGAGAAGTGGTTTTTTAATTACAGTTATGTTATAATCAAAGCAATCCCAAAGTTGTAAAGTATCCAACGATAATTGTCTGAGTCTATCATAACTCTTATCCCAAACAAACGCACTGATTGGGAGTTTATCGTACAAGGCACCATACTCTGTCAATAAAGTTTCAAAATATAATGCCTTGCCCTGAACACTCTTTACTGAGATCCAAATACCTGGAGTCAGTTGTCCCTGTCCGTCTTGGTGATCATATAAAAACTCTTTTCTCACATAAACTGGGACAGGTGGAAGGTTACATACCAAATAAGCCACTATTCCTCCTCGTCAAAATCTTCTTCAGTATAAATGTCTGCTCCACAAAATGGACAGAACACAACTTCTTCAGAAGTTAATTCTCCCTCTTTAAATATTATCTTACCATGCCCCCCACAGTTCTCACAATCAAAAAACTTTGTTGCCATTACTCAGTCCCCCACACTTCTTCCCAAGAACCAGAAAGTGCACCCTTCGCATAATCCGTTACTCTGTTTTCGAAGAAGTTGCCGTGTACTGGAGCATTAATCATTTCTTCAACCCACGGCAGTGGGTTTTTCTTAACTTTAAATATACCACGCATACCTAAACTAATCAATCTACGATCAGCAATGTAACGGATATACTGCTTAACTTCATCAGAAGTAAGTTTTGGCATTTCTGAAGAACCAAACGCAAGATCGATAAACTTATCTTCAAGTTCTACCATCTTTTCAGCAATCAAATATATCTGACTCTTCAACTCATCATTCCACAGTTCTCGTTTTTCCTCAATGTATGTACGGAAAACTTTAATCATTGACTCAGCATGCATTGTCTCATCAACAATAGACCAAGTAACGATTTGTCCCATACCTTTCATAAGCCCATTGCGAGGAAAATTAAGAAGCATGATAAAAGAACTGAAGAGCTGCATACCTTCCGTAAACGCTGAGAATGCAGCAATGTTAACTGCGACTGACTCAGGTGTACCGTTTTTTCCTGAGAGTTCGAGGAAGTATTCATGTTTTTCCCTCATCTGTTGATATTCTAAAAACTCTGCATATGTAGTTTCAGGCATACCAAGAGTTTCAATCAAGTGAGAATATGCAGCAATGTGTAATGCTTCACGTGCAGCAAAACCGAGAAGCATCATTCTTACCTCAGGTTGCTTGAAGTATGGTAGATAGTTTTCAACATACCCACCTGCTACGTCAATATCACCCTGCGTAAAAAATCTAAAAATATTAGTCAGAAAATGTTTTTGTTGTGGCGATAACTTTTTATTCCAGTCTTTAACATCCTCTAACATTGGCACTTCAGTATGTAACCAATGTGCCTGTTCGTGTTTAAGCCATGACTCATATGCCCATGGATAATAAAATGGCTTGAAAGAGTTTCTTGCTTCTATAATGTTATGTTTTTTCTTTACCATGTTATCCCTCGCACGCTATACAAACTGATTCATCTTGAGCCAAAGCACTTAGATCGATTTCTTGTATTACTTGACGTTCTATCGCTTTAGCAACTTTATCTGCCTTCGCAATCTTATCGCTACGGCAATAGTATAGAGTTTTTAATCCCGCTTTCCATGCTAAGAAATGTACAGCATGTAAATATTTTATGTTGGTATCTGGTCTAAAAAATATGTTGACCGATTGAGCCTGATCAATATATTGTTGACGGTCAGCTGAATGCTGTATGACCCATCGTTGGTCGATCTCCATTGCAGTTTTGAATACGTCTTTGTGCCACTCGTCGATCCACTCCAGATGTTGAACACTTCCATCGTTGGCGATAATACTTGACCAGATTTTGTTATAGTCCATTTTATCATCTTCTTCACACTTTCCTTTAATAAATTTATCGAGATATTTGTTCTTGTTTAGATGCGACCCTGATAATGTATCTTGGCGATACGCATTGGCACGATAAGGTTCAATGCTAGGACTGGTATTGCCCATGAGAATGGAAGAAGAAGCATTGGGAGCGATAGCCATAACATGACTAAAACGCCTTCCAGTGCCAACCGCATCCAGAGCCTCGCCTCTCTCGGTACCCAATTCAATATTCGCATCATCTAATCCCTCTCTAATAGATTCAAAAATTCTTTTATTCAACCCCACTGCCATAGCTGATTCCCATGGGATATTCTTTTGTTGCAATAACGCATGAAAACCCAACGCACCAATACCAATAGATCTTTCTCTTGTTGCTGAGTATCTAGCACGTTCAATAGCAGTTGGAGCATGATCGATAAAATGCTGAAGAACATTATCCAACATTTCTGCCACATCTTTTAGGAATGACTCTTCTTTTTTCCACTGATCATAATATTCTAAATTCAAAGATGACAGGCAACAAACAGCTGTTCTTTCATTATCTGTAGGTAAAATAATTTCTGAACATAAGTTTGACTGACGAATCTTCAACCCAAGTTTCTTTTGGAACTCAGGCATATTACGATTAGATGTATCAATAAAGTGAAGATATGGCTCACCTGTTTGCATTCTAATTTCTAAAATACGTTGCCATAGTTCACGTGCTGAAACATATTCTCTGATCTCTCCGTTGTTTGGATCTTTCAATGCCCACTTGTCGTCGGAAGAAGGATCAATCATACAACGCTCGATAATCTCCATAAAATCATCAGTGACATTAATACCGTGATGAAGATTCAGGCAACGCATATTCTGATCACCTGTTGGCTTACGCATCTCTAAGAAAATTAAGATGTCTGGATGCGATATATCCAAGTACGCAGCATAGCTACCACGACGAGTACGACCCTGTCTATAAGCCAAAGAAGAGGAATCGTAAGTACGAAGATGGGGCATAACCCCAACAGATTTATCGTCAGCTGAACGAATACCGATACCAATTCCAACGCCACCTCCTAACATAGATAACCAGTTTACTTCTGATAATGTTTCTACTAACCCCTCAGCTGTATCTTCCAAGTATGGGAGAAAACAACTAATTGGTAAACCTCTTTTACTTCTACCAAAACTTAATACTGGAGTTGAATAAGACAACCAATGCTTACTTGAATATTCATATAATCTTTGAGCATGCTCATCATTACTGCCAAATGCTCTAGAAACAAAAGCGAATCTTTCTTGCGGTGACTGTTCATCTTCACGCATATAAGATTCCTGCATTCTTTTTAATCCTAACTCATCAAATAACGAATCTCTATCATATGTTACCTTTATGCCATGCACAATATCTTCCATTTATTACTCCGCTATTTTTATTCTGTTATAAATTCTTCAGCCATAGGAAATACATCAACTATCGCCTGTGCACATGCTCGAGCTATTTCCATATGCTCTTTCTGCGTGCCGTTTGAAGAGCGCAATTCTATATAGTGAACCCATGATCTAAGTGTTCCATTCACATATAGTTTTGAAACAGTATTACCCTCAGGCAACACACACCTCGCCTGCTCTTTAGCAATACCATGTTCTATTGCCCAGTTGTATGCATTTTTAGCAACTTGAATAGTGCTTTTTTGAATCATCTCCCACTCACCTCTAACTTTTCTATCAGCACTGTCAATAGAGTTTTGCCTATTAGTTTCATCTTGCAATCTAGCTTCACGAATCACAAAATCTAAATCCTCAAGTGGATTAGCGTAGCGTTGACTAAACTCTTGAAACGAAAATGATCTATGCCTCAATAACTGACGAGCAATATCCCTAGTAGTTTCAACCTCTAAACAAGCACTGACCATCTCAAGTGGACTCCAGTGTTTATGTTTAACTAAATACCGTATTAATTTTTCTGACGTTGTAGTATTAAATTGGTTGGAGGGATTACTTACTCTAGCACAAAACGCAATTAAATCTTGAACATTCATTAAACCTTCAGCATACATATGACGTTCAGGTTTGGAACAACTAATCAATTTCACTTTCATTAACACTTTCTCCATTGAGCAAATTTCAACATCGCTTCTACACCTGAAACGGCATTACCATCAATGATGCTAACTATTTCTTCCATACTATAACCAGCCAATATCATTTCATTAATATCTTTCTCAGGCATAGTATCTGGGAACAAACATATGGTGTACCCAGCATCAATGTACTTTTGTATTTGTTTTGTTATTTCTTTACTTCTTGGCTCATTATCCATAACGATCACTGAATTGCCAAGTATGTCTCTCACAAGTGGAGTATCAAAAGACGCACCACTTACTGCTATTGAGTTTGGAAGGAACAAAGAATCTATTGGACCCTCTACAATATATATGGTTTCGTTTTTTTCTACCCTTTCTAAACCATATACTTTTTCACGACTTTCGTCAAGTTTGATTGTATAATATTTTGGTGTTTCTTTACCGAATGCTCTGGCTTGAAACGCAAAAACATTATTATCTTCGTCGAAGAAAGGTATAATTAATCTAGGATGATCATCTTCTAAATTACTAAATTGTTGTTTAACGCTATTGGTATATTCTTTAAACTTAGTAGCAAAGTAAAGTAAGTTCCACTTATCCTTTGGGATCTTGCGGTCAACAATATATTTTAGAGCAGGATGGTTCTCATCCAGTTGATCAATCCTTTGCAACGATGATAGCGTAGCATCAGGAACTTTAACCGTTTCAGTTTCAAAAAACGAATTATCTATTTCTTTGTGAGAATTGTGTTTTGATGTTCCACTTTTGTAACGTTCAAGAACGTACTCGTTATATAGGTTCTCATCTATATACTTTATGAAGTTGCCAATATTTGAACCATAGTTACAATTATGACATTTTACAAACAAGTCTGATTTTTTGCGATAGATATATCCTCTGGCTTTAAGTTTATTGCGTGCACTATCCCCACACACAGGACAACTGTAGTTCCAAAGGTAATCTTTTTTCTGTTTGAAATTTCTTAGACGAGTGCTAAGAATGTTTGCATATTTCGCATCAATGTAAAGCATGTAATATCTCCATATAGAAGATATATTATACTACATAACGACTTTAAAAGAAAGTTTGATTTAGAATAAAGATGTAAACTTGACGTTGGAAACTAACCAACCCACTACCACAGCACCACCAATTACAAACCATCTCCATTTTTCTAGAGCATCAATTTTTTTCTCAACTCTTTTAATTTCTGCATCTTGTCTGTTATGTTCGCTGTCAATATGAGCCTTAATAGACTTCTCAACTGAGTGTATTGCATCCATAACCTCACGATTACTAGTTGTGATTCTAGAATGCAACTCTTTAACATCCATGGTAATATCGTCTCTATGCTTGACTATTTTTTGTTCTAGTTCTTTATCCATGGTGTTTAGGACATCCAACCTTTCTTCGTGCACGGCAAGCAATTTACTAATATTGTTAGAAACGTCACCTATCTTTTCGATAGTAACATCTAACTTAGTAAATAAAACTCCAAACTGATTTATATCTCTTTTGAGAATAGCAACTTCAGTTTGTAGATCCTTGTTGTCCGTTTGTTCCATCTTTGATTTCTGGTTCGTAATATTCTTTATATTTTATTATAATAGACCTTTGTGAGGCAATATAATTTCTGATCTCTGCGATTGTAAGCGAGAGTTCTTTATAACCATCATCAGTCAATGCAAAAAATACAGGATCTGCACCATCCGTTTTAAGTTGGGCGAAGATATCTGCTACATTATCTTCAGTAACAATTTTCCAAGTGATTTCTCTTTTACTTAAATCAACTGGAGCAGGGTGAGGAATATTCAATCTGGTTCTCTCAACCTGTTTTGTTTTTATTTCTACCTCCTTTACCTCTTCCCTTTCCGTTGTTTTCCACAACGTAGGAAAAGACATACAGCCACTAATTAGCAGCAGGGGTATAATTAGGATCAATAAGCGAAGGACATTCACGGTTAGCCTCTACTGGTGTTTTAGCACTTTTTTCTTCATCAGTCAATGGTGCACCACTTGCTAATTCAAAACATCTAAGTGCATTCATTGTACCACGATTAACTTTAAATTCTATGTCAGCGGGATCAGCAATTGCTTTCTTCCCAATATCACTTGAAAACTTTTTGTTCAAGACATCAACATCTTTTTTGAACTGTTTGTTTTCTTCTTCTAACTGCTTGTTTAACTTTTGAACAGATTCTATATCAGCTTGCATCTGCTCAATAAGTTCGTTCTGGGAGTTAATCCCATCTTCTAACTTTTTATTGTTTGCTTCTGACGTAGCCAGATTGGCTTTTAGGCTGGTAATGTAACTCAAACCATACCATGCTCCACCACCAATAACAACCACAATCAACAATATAGCAATATATTTTATCGCACTTCCAATACCAAACATAAATTTATCATCCTACATAAACTTCAATATCATTCTTCTTTCTATTACTTAGTTTGTTCCATGACCCACCACCGTTACGATTGAAACGAATGGCTTTAACTTGGTCACCATTTTGTAAAACAATAACTGCTTTTGGGTTTCTTCTAGCGAAACTGTAAATACCTTTTTCTACCTCGTCCTCGAGGTCTAGGTATTCAGACCACTGCTTATATTTTTTCTTACCTTTTTTAAATCTATCTATAACTTTACTACTTACATTAAACGTAGCATACTTTCTACCACCTTTACGTTTAATAGTTGGGTAGTCTACCGATGCCCCTGCTGTATTTGAAGCTGGAGCACCTGCAGCACCCCCACTAATTTCTTCAAATATTTTTAAATATTGTCTAACAGTTATTTCTTCTTCTGCTAGAACAACACCGTTTTCCATAAGTTTGAGGGCATCATTTAATTTTTCTGCCATTTGGGAGGTACTTCTATTACCTGTTTCGTATGACTCTTTAATCAGCCAGAACGCAGCAACAATGTTCCTAAGTTTACTTTCACCTCCAGGAAGTTTATTAATAATCCTCTTTAGATTAAAAACTAATCTTGTAAGATAATTATATGCGTCTTTTTCTTGCGCAGTTTTTAATTGTGATGCTTTCTTCAAAATTTTACCTTTATCATCAACGATACCCAGCTTGTATGCTTCGGTATCTTTAAATGGTTTTACCAATAAAGATAAAATTCTGTAAGCTACTAAATTATCAACCACTCTTGACATTAAATTTTCCTTAGTGTAGAAACAATGCTATTATCTATACTTATATCAGATGTTTTGATGTTGTGCTCAGGAACTTCATCTGGCATCCTCCCCAGATATATCAAAAATGTTGTCAGAGCATTCCAGCTGTCTTCGTCAATTTTATAGAATAACATATTTGTTGTACTATCGCCAAAGATATTATATAAAACGATTATGTGATTTAGTATTAGTCTTTCTCTTAATACATTATTATTCTTGTATCTAGAAAATAATTTTTTAAGATAAAGAAATCGTTTTAAATCTTCTTCAAATTCTTGTAAACTATGACACTGTGGATTATCATAGTGGTTCATAGCATAGACAAGAAAGTTGTTTTCGTTCAGCTTCATTATATGATATAGTCAAAATGGGGGCATGCGCCCCCAAGAACCATATATCTAAAATTATACGTCAGGAAACTCTGAGTCGTCGTCCTGATCGCCTGTTATTGAACCCATAGCGACCAATGTTTCGTACTGAATACGTCCAGCACGACCACCTGTACCTTCGATACGTCTTACCCATCCAGCATGTTGAACTGGATTACCGTCGGCAGCAATTTCAGTTGCCTCAGTTGGGTCAACACCAAATACTTTAGTTGGGTCACCCATGTCTCCAGAAGTTGAAGTTGCTTCTGATGTTGTTACATACTCTGGCTTCTCAGAAAGAGTATATGCTGCAGCAACAGCAACTGATGTTAAAGTTGCTCCTGGGACACCAGCCTCAACTACTGCTGATGCATCACTAGCAATAGAAACAATTCTGTAATCTTCACCAGCGATACGAATATAATTACCTACAACTGCTTCAGTTGTGAAAGCAGTAGAAGTTCCAGTAACTGTACCATCAGCAGCAATAGCAGCTGTTCCGCTTGCCGTTTTGCTATCTTTGTTACCCCAAAGTGCCATTGTTAATTCTCCTTGTTATCGATTTGAATTAGGTAGATTTAAAGTGTGGTGAGCGATACCACCATATGATTTTTTGGCGGTTACCTTTTGGTTGGCTCCCGACTTTGAACCCACAGGACGACCACGACCACGCTTCACTGCAGGTTCAGCTGGCTTTTTGGGTGCGTCTTTATCATCACTATTATACGAAGTACCATAGGTTCCCTTATGTGTTACAACTCCAGGTCTACCCTTGTCGTACTCATATTCTTTTAAATATTCTGCGAATGAAGGTGTATCATAATCTTCCTTCTTTACAGATGCTTCTTTTGCTTTCATTGCTTTCATTCTTTCACGATGCTTTCTAAATACATCATCGTTCGCTTCTTTGCTTGATGGAGTAGTTTTACGAGCACCATATTCACCTGTATCAACTTCTTCTCTCATTCCTTCTTCCCTTTCTGCTCCGAGTTTAGCAGCGATTGCCATTTCTCTTTTCTTTTCTTTTGACTTACCTTTGAACTGTGGAGCATCAGACTTTTGAAAATCTTTAATAACATCGCCCATGTCAGTTTTAGCAAGATCCATTTTCTCTTCAATAGACTCAACTTCTTCTTTCTTCATCTGCTTTTGCTTTTCCATTTCAGCTCTACGCTCAGCAGGTGAAGGAATACGAACAGTTTTAACGTTGGATTTATCTTGCATCATTCTTGACAATGCTTTTCTTGCCATACTTTCTTCCATCTCATCGCCACGTTTCTTGGCTTTTTCTTTTTCGTCCTTTTGCTTTTGACGTTCAGCATCAGTACCGCTATTGTGGAAGTTAATTCTGTGCCTTGGATGCACCTTATTATCTTTACCCATTTCCATGTCAGAACTATACATGTCTTCTTTTTTTGTTTGTCCGCTCATGCCTTTTTTCGCTAGGTGTTTGGCAATTGATGGACCAAGACCATATTTACCAGCTTTGGCTGGAGGATTTTTTCTTGGTGGATCTGGATCAAATGGAGGATCTTTTGCCTCAGTTTTTACTGGCTTTTTAATGGTAACAGGATAAACCTTACCACCCATCATAAACTTATCTTTGCCAGCACGATGAGCCGCAGATGCTTTTGTGATAAACTCGTTAGCATCCTCTTCGTAGTCAGAAGGAACTTCAATCTGAACTCTCTCAGTTGCCTTCTTTAGATCTTTATATTTTTTCATTTTCGAAATTTCCCTAGCTTTTTACAGTTATATTATTTATTCCTTTACGATTTCCAAAACTAAATCGCCATCGCCCTTCAATAATCTATGGTAGGACATTTTTGGTATAAAATAATCCTCATCTTCCTCTAATCTCACTGGCAACTCATTATCTTTTTGAAGCATCCAACCTTTGCCAATTAAAACTTTTATTGTTCTGTCTTGTTTATCTCTATGCCAAACTAAAAAATCTTCGTCTAATTCTTTAGGAAACCTTCTTATGGTATGCCACGGTAAATCTAGATCATAATATACTTCGCTCATATTTAATTACCAGAAGAAGTTTCCACCTCCAGAAAGTCCTAGTTGTTTGGCATACCTTGGTGTTCTGCATGCCCAATAACTTGGAGTTGTTTTATCATTTCTAGTACTACACTTATGCCTAGCAGCAAAACTTGCTCTGGCTTTAGGATCATTCAATTTAACTGACAATCCTGTAGTATCTCCCCACTGAACCTTCTTAACATTTTTAGTCTGAGGATCTCTAACATAAACATAAAACTTTTTAGATCCACCACGCTTTGGTTTGTTTAGTTCAACGTCATCCTTTTCTTCCGTATACATAGGACAATCTAGAGGAACATGTTCTCCGTTAAACTCAGCAAATTCACCAATTTCTGTTTCTTCTAATAGAGCCTTATCAACTCCAAATACTTCTAAAGTTCCCTCAGCTACCATCTGCCTAGCAGTTTGCCATAAAGCAAAATACTGTTCTGATCCAACACGGTAAACGTTTTCCTTCAAAGGAACTTCGTTTTCTATGTGCCAATCTATGGCTTCAGTAGCCTCTGTTAAATTTTGATCAACAGGATTTAAATAATCTTTAAACTTAATCATTTTGTAGAACTCTTATGCGATAGTCTTTTCTTTTCTAATTGACGAACACGTGGTACCATCTTTATTGCTATCCTATTTAGAATAGGTGTTAGACGCTTAACTCTAGCTTCTAATCTTTCTTTTTCTGCAACTGAAATCTTTTTAAGATCTCTACCTTTAGTAAATCTTTGCTTTAACGCTTTGACTGCTAACCTTCTTGCTCTTTTATTGATAACCTTCATTGGGGAATATCTTTTTAAGGCAATCTTAACAGCTCTCTTACGTTTTGCTTTTGTGCGCATCAATCTTTGCTTAGCACGAATTCTTTCTATTCTTGATAAAACTTCGTCAAGCACTTCAAGTTCTTCGTTGACTTTTTTCTTATCCTCATCGTCAACTTCTTCACCAGTTTCATCATCAACCATCTCAAAGTCGTCGTCATCATAAGCATGGTTTACGATATCGTCGTCGGTAATACCTTTAGCGACCATATCTGCTATCTTTTCAATTTTTTCATCAGTCATCTCTTCGCTATCATCATCTTCCTCAAAGAAAGCATCATATGACTTGTTATAGTTGACACCTAAAGTTTTACCGTCGTCTTTAAGTTTAATTTGTTTGTCTGCTTTTTTAATTTCTTCAGTGCGATACTCATGCTTCATAGTATCTAATTGAGGATTTTCTTTCTCGTCCTTTTTACCAAGCAATCTCTTCAAATCTTTATAGCTCATAATAGATTTTGCTAGATTGTAGTTGCTTGATGTATCAATTTTTTCTGACTCAAACTGACCAACCTTAGTAGTTCCATCAGGTTGCCTAATTGCTTCCTCCAGATCAGTAGCATCTTCACGTAAGTCTTTGTCTGCTCCGTGGTAAGTTCCCTTACCTTTAGTAACATATGAGTTTACTCTAGCAAGTCCCCACTGCTCTGGTGTAGTTCCTGGACGATGTCCTGAGTTCCAAGCAGCAACACCACGCTTATAAACTTTCATCAAAGTGCTATATGACATCCCAGACTTTTGCGCTTTCTTTTTTACAGCTGCATTTTCTTCTATCGTTTCTTCTTTTAATCTAGATGCCTGAGTAGGAATCATCTTTTCATCATAGTTAATTCCTGCCATCTTAGCAGTCTTCAACATGTTCAACAAAATTTTATATCCGTTCTTAGACATTGGCAACTTGCGAGCATTTCTAAGACCCATATTTACCAGTTGTTCTGGATTACTTTTCTTTTGCGCATCTTCAATACCAAGTGTTGTAGCAATAATTCTAGCAACTTTGATTTTATCCGCAGCAGTAAATTTTATTGATTCCATGTTTTCTCCGTAGAGTTCTTTATATTTTTTTGTATGCTTTGAGGGTTTTGTTTTAGCAGTCTTATCTCCTGGAGCTGGTTTATATGCTTCAGGATCTTTGTCGCTTAACTTGTCTGCCTTGTTCCAGTGTGCTGCTCTAGCTTTAGCTGTAGAAGGTGACAACCCACTAACATATTTTTTTGGTAAACCTGATTCTTTATCTTTTGCTACTTCATTTAGAGGAGATACTTCTTGAAGCCACTTACTAACAAGCGATCCGTCTTCTTGTTTCAATAGCAGATGATTAGAACCTCTCTTAACTATTTCTAATTGAGAGCCATCACACTCTACTAGTTCTCCAACATTATATATTTCTTCTTTAAAATACTTTTCTCGTATATCGTCAACTTCAAACTTAATAGATTCTTTAATAGGATCTAGTCCCATACCAGATCTAACTTCGTTCATCAATCGTTTAGCATCCATAGTAGTTAATGTGTTAGGAACGCCCCTCTTAAACGCATTAAAGTTACCTTTTTTAGCAGCTTCACGCATTTTAGTAGCTGACATACCAGAAGCAGAATCACCGTCAGGATCTCTTTCTCCTGCGGAAATTACTTCTATACTATCAAAATTGTATTCTTTACCGTTGTATCTATCGAGTAGCGTTTTAAATTCGGATACTCTATCACTACCAGCAACTAACACGATACTCTTGTATTTTTTGTTTAGATGCTTAACAACCTCGATAATTGTTCGCATATTATCTGTAGCTGCAACAAACTTAGTTCTGGGGAACATTCTCCTCAGATAGTATACTTTACGGGCAACAGGGAGAGGATTTTTCTTAGAATCTTTAGTTTTCGATACAAAAACTGCAGAATCTGAGCCGACAGATAGCTTCTTGACTGCTTTTACTAGCAGTTCATGCCCTATTGTGGGAGGATTGAATCTACCAAATGCGAATACAATTTTCTTATTCGGCAGTTCATTTAAAAACTGTCTATAACCTTTCATTATTACCCATCTATATAATTAACTGTAAATATATTTATATAATTTTTATTTTAATTATCTATCAAAAGTACATCAAATGCAGCTGTCATACGAGCATTATTTGAACGAACTGTAGCTCTTACGTCAACATCTGATTTTTCTGGTATAGCTACTGGAAATTGAAAAACGTAGTTATATGGTCCACCAGCACCTGAAACCTCAAAACTGTGTCCAACTCTAAATGCATCTTGACCAAAATATCTAACAAACATATCCCCAGTTGCATCTGCTCCATACTGCACTGATGCTATTCCTTGCATAAGGTATGCAGTTTTTCCTGCAGGAACTGTATAGATAGCCATTAAAGTTTGAGATTTTTCTATGTTAATTCTCAGTACTTCTGTTCCACCTCGAGAAACTCTTATCTGAGAAGTATTAGTACCATTAGTACTATATGCACGGTAAACTCGTTTAAATGTTACTGAACCTGTAGCAGTGCTTCCACTAATTGTAAAATCTTCATATGTTGGCTCGTAATTTTCATCAAGTCCTTCTACTCTAAACGTTAATCCATTATCTGTAGTTACTGTTGAACCATTAGCAGCAGTTGTTAAAACTGTTAATGTGCCAGCAGTATTAAATGCCGACCAAGGGTATGCTGTATCACTTTTGTCCCAGACAGTGCCACTTGTATTTTGAGACATCGCAGGAACAGCACCAAATTTGTGTATAAATGTGTGTCCAGCAACTAAACCTTGAGAAATAGATAATCCCCATGGCTGTAAACTTGCCCCTATGGCTGATCCAGAAATATTTGCATCGACATAAATTGGATTTAAAGAACTATTAACAGACGTGTCTTTACTGACTGGGATTGGATTTCCCTCATCATTTTTTATTTCCTGATTATCTGTAAATAAGTATGTCACAGTTTAACCTTTCCTTCAGCAATAAGTCTTTCACGATTTGCCATATGCTGATCTTGAACAAGTTTTTTATTTTCTCCGTTGTACTGTACAGCATGACCCTCTTCGATAAGTCTTTCTGAGATCATTCCAACTGGAGTCCAAAAGTCTCCAAGGATACGACCAAACTTACCTTTAGAATCATATTCTTTACAGCATAAGATAGACTTCTTACCTAGCATTTCTTTCAACCTTGCTTTACTAGCAAGACCAAATATTTTTTCTACCTTGTCTCTGGTTCTAGATTCTGGAGTGTCTATACCTGATATTCTAACTCTCTCATCTTTTAATATGATACCAAATCCTAAGTCAATATCAATATCAACAGTATCCCCATCTACAACACGTTTAATAATAGCGTGATATTCGTACATTAAATTACTCTCCATCCAGAACGATAAACCATCTGTATACCGCCATTGTCCATTTGCAAACTAAATCCACCCGCATCATTATCTACTGTGCCTGAAGCATTTATAGGATTTGTGGAAGCATTGCCTGATTCATCTTTAATAACCAACACTCTACCATTGGTAGCAGTCGATGGTAATGTTATTGTTACAGTACCAGCGTAGTTAACACCAATATACCAGTCTCCATCTTGGACTATATATGTATCAGTCTCAACTAATGTTGTATTGTAAACAACATCTCCAGTTTCAATGGTGTCGCCAATCCACTTCTTTGTTGTGGCATCATACTTTAAATACTTACCATCTTGTTTAGCTGAATTGCGATTAACATCATCCAAAAACTCTAAACGAACTTCACCAGATCCTGGACCATGCGCTGAGATTTTTCCTAACCACTGCTCAAGATGTTTTATCTTTTTGCGAATATCATCTACATCTCTAGAGGGTGCATCTGGATTTGGTTGCTGAAAAGTTTTACCAGTAAGGTATTTGTTTACCTCATCCATATCTAAAGTTTGCTCATCAACCAAAGTTTCTTCTTCTTTGATTGGCTCTGGCAAAACTTCTGCGATAATCTGTTGAGCTTCTTTTTTACCTTCTGTTTCTTCAGGTAATATTTCTACTTCTTTTTTGATAGAAGATAACTGAGAAAACAAATCTGATAAATCTGATTTGACATTTTCTTTGACTTCTGCTCTTACGCTGGCAATAAGTTTCCCTGTAGGATCATTCTCAGAATAATCCTTTTTGCCTTCAGAAATAACTTTTAGAAAATCTCCTAAACCGCTCATGCTAACGCTAGTAATCCTTCCGCAGCTGCCACAATGTAACGGCAAGCAACTTCGTCATCAGCAAGTTCCTGTGCTGCTCTAACTTCTACGATCTGCTGCACTAAGAAGTCATATTCTTCTTTGTTTAGATCGCCATCTTTATACTGCTGTTCAAAAGTTAACAGGTCTTTCGCTAATGATGCTGCTGGTCCATCACCAGTAGCAACTTGTCTAAGTTCTTCTAATACGCTCATCTTCCCCCCCAAGCACTAACAATAGTGTCAATTCTAGTTTTTTGAACTTTTAAAATACCTTCACAAAAAGTCTCATTTTTAGAATCCTTTGCTTTGATTAATGCCTCCTTCAACTGCGAAACATTTTCAGCTTGAGGATCTTCTCTCAACTCAGTATAGACTGATAGTCTATTAACATCATCAATAACATAATCCCAAGTGCTCTTATCAGCACAGTCTAGACTGTCAACATCTACCTTAGCATTAACTAGCATAGAAAATTCAACAGGATCGTGGGGAACAGGAAAAATGAATGAACATGCACTCAAACAAAGAACTGCTGTTAATGATAGTAAGTTTCTCATAATTATTTTTTCGCTGCTGGTTTCTTAGATCTTGGGCGACCACGACCACGCTTAACTGTTTTCTTTACTCCAGCTTCTGTTTTCTTAGCTGCAGCTTTAAGATCTTTCATGTCGATCTTACCATCTTTGTTAATGTCCAAAGACTTAGCATCACGATTGAAGTAGACCATAATGACTACCACCGCAATCAAAGCAACAATAACCCAAACCATAGTATTTTCCATTTTTTAAATCTCCTAATTTTTATTTAAAAAGTTATTTCTAGAAAACTCTAAACGATCAACTAATTTCACTACTCTGTGATCGTGTACTGCAACAAATCCCTCAGGACTCGTAGGCACTAGAGAATTTCCTCGTTGAACAAACGATCTCATAGTTTTTAGTTTATTCAACTTTGCGACAATCATCATTTTAGCAGCTGCCAATAAAGAAAATACTTCGTAAGCAAATACTAACTTTGTATGATTATCAGTGATGAATTTTACTAATTCATCTCGAGTAGTAATTCTACCTGCTTTTGCCTTTTCTGTCTTTAACTTCTCAATTTCTTTCTTATATTTAGCTTCTATGAACGGCACAAATCCATTCGCAACCTGAGGAGAAGTATAATCTCCAGCACGAACATTTGAGTTATTATACGATGCCATTAATGGTGCTAGAGCATCATGGTTTGCCAACTGATTTAAAAACTTCGCTGGCAATACTCTTTGTAGCTGTTTTAATTTAACAATAATATTGGTAATCTGCTGCTCCTCAGCAGGACTCATTGAAATATCTGTTGTCTCGTCTTTAATATAAGCATCGTCAAAAAAGATTTCTGGAGTCTTTTTAAGTTTTTTTACTGAGTATGTTCCAATACTAGCAGTCATAGTAGCTGGGTCACTCCCAGCATAAGAAGTGTGAAATATAATACCCATCTTAGAAGCAAGTATTCTCTTTGCCAAATCTGATGCGACAGGAACCGCATATACATTCGTATTAGGTTTGAAAGTAACATATTTAACTCCATCAATATTCATTGGTTTCAAATCATTTTCAGTATACAAGAAATCACCTTGCACTGTTCCGTTTATACCTAATTTCTTAGCATATTTTAGAGCATACTTCATCTTCTCAACAAGTCCTGGAGCATGCCCATGATTTTCTTCGATATCTTTTTCTGTTCTGTTTAACTTTGGCGTCTTATTGAAAGCAGACTTACTAGCAACCCAGTAATCTTTTGAGCTGTGGTGGATAATGATAGAAGGACTACCATCCCACTTTGTAGTTAATTTGGCAGGAGCTGGTCTGCGTTGAACAATAGAATGGTATATGACGATAGAGTTTATGGCGTCGTTTACGCCAGATGCCCCCTCTTCAAACACTAGGTCTTCCAAGTGTGATAGGTGGGTCAACCGATTAGTATTGTTGACCTTTTCTGAGATATATGTTTTTAGATTTAGCATTTATTTTATATAATTATACCCTATTTGTAAATTAAAGTAAAGCATTATCCTCTTAAAAAAGGATTTTTTTTCTTAGTTCCTGGTTTTAGGGAATAATTGCTATTTGGCATCTTACTTATCTTGATCTCAGCTTGGACCTCATAAAATTCCGATCTAGTTGCAATACGAACCTTAAAACTTCCTTGCCCCGAAAGTAGAGGTATATTTAATAATTTAAATGGATTCTTATTTGATATTAAGTAAAAATCATCACCAGCTTGCATATAATATGCTGGCTCACGCTTTCCGATAGTATAATGTTCCGTCACTACCTTACCAAGATTATAGTTTTCTTGATTAGCAATATAACGATTAACAGATGGCTGATCAAAGTAATTCTTCATAACATGAAGGGGAACTGCTCCCTCCTGCTTAAGACCTCCTTTAGTCGTTGGTATCTTTAACTTACTAAAAGGAATACCTGAGTACTTGGCAATATCTTTTAAAAACTTTTTCGCTTGAGATGATTGATTCAATATCTTAACAGCTTCTGCTGCTGCGGGAGTTTTATATGTAGTTTGCCACTTACCGCTATCATAAAATACTCTGGGGTTAGATAAGTTGTCAGTATGATTCATTTTAACTTCAAACCATGCTAATTTTGAATTATACGAAACCTTAACATCAGCATATGAAGTATCTACTGATGGTCTAGTAGCTTTTATTCCTGGGATTGAATCTATATTTTTAGCTACTTCTTTTTCGTACCTATCTGATGCTGCGCTCATTTACCTATCCCTATTTTTTTATACTTTCTTTCCCATTTAACAACTTGCTGTAATAACTTATTTAGTGCTGCATTATTTTTATGGTCTTTCTCAAAAGTTCTGAGATAGTATGATAGAGTAGGGGAAATACTTCTTTTCTTAAAATTTAAGTCTGCTGGAGTTTTATTTGGATGATAATACAATAAATCTAGATAAATGCAGTGAGCATACGCTTGTATTTCATCAAAATTAGACAAATATCTGCGTTCTTCGTCTCGCTTTAATTTTCCAGTTTTCTTATATGCTAGGTAATAATTGGCGAACTCACCATCTCTACGCTCAAACTGCATAAAGTGTATAAGTTCATGCATCATCATTTGGATAAACTTAAATTTAAATCTAGTCCAAGTAGTACCAGTAAAAACAAACTGGTCGAACGACTTATCCATAATAATGGCACTTATTCTACGATCTTCCATATCGTATTCACCAGCAACTGCTATGTATTCATCGAATACTTTAGATCTACTTCGTTTATATAACTTGACGCTGGTACGCCATTTTTTACAGTAATTAGATAAACCTCGATAATCGTTTCTATAATTATCGAGGTCTACCCAAATTTTAGACGGAATGAACTTTGCCCTGAATGGACGTTCTTGAAAGGGAATGAAGTCTACAAAATCAAAATTTAATTTTTCTATTAAATTCATTTTATCCTCCAAAGTAGATGATATTATTATAACCTACCTTGGATTATTTATAAACCTTTTTAGAAAAATTCTTCTAGAGTACTCCTCTGACTTGATTCATATGCCTGTTTCCACTTAATTTTAAGTGCTTTCTTTACCAATCCCTTCCATGGACCAGTGGTTTGTTCTTTCTCATAAACCTCCACAAAATCGGGAAACTTTTCTGCTAGTATTTCCTGACCTCTATTGTGGTTCTCAATGGTTCTGTAAGTCTCACATCCACCCTTAGTATTGGTGGCAGAAGGATTGACTCTACAATGATTGAACACTACATTTTGAAATCCAGTGGTGAGTAGTTGTAATGTAAGGTAAAAATCTTCTGGCATTAAAAGATAATTTTCACCCCAGTCTACACTATTAGGATCAAACTTCTCAGAATAAAACACGTTGGTATATACTCTAGTGTTAAACGAAAATGGCTTTTCGTTGGGTGGAGTATTGTGAGTAGAAAGTCCACCATGAACATATCCGTCGTCCATAAAACTTTCTATCTTGAGGAGCATATCAGAAAACTCTGCCTCAGTCATAGCAACACCTTTGAGTTCTGAATTAATTGTTACAAACTTAAGATCGTCATCCATAACAAATATTCTTTTGCCCTTCCAGTTTTGCCCGATATGCTTTCTAGTTACAGCAATACCTTTAGTTCCTGAAGGAAGTTTCCATACGTTACAAGATTGGTACTTATCTTTCATGTAATCATATTCATGCTCTTGAACGACCAAGGTAACTATATTATGAAACTTTGTTGGTATATTACTTAAAGTTATTTGGTTGTCACATCTACCTAATGTTGGGATAATAATTTCTATACTCATTTATGACTCCACTAATCTATTATGTTCTGAAATGCCTTCTTCACCAAGTTTACTTCTCAAATAATCATACCATTCTTGCTCCTTCCACATCCCTGGACTAACACCGTTCCACAGTTTTCTTTGAAGAGGATGATCAAGATTTTTTCTTCTTGACTCAACATATTCATATCTAGTATTTTCATATTCATATGAACCAAGTTCAAGCATTTTTTCTCTGAGATAACAAACCAAAGAAACTCTATGTGAACCTTCTTCACAAACTATTGGTGTGTTACCGTGAATACACTCATGATTATTAATCAGTAACAGATCTCCAGGTCTTACGTTAATTGCTATTATAAGTTCAGGAAGTTCT